GTCTGGGCGGTCCACAAGGACATCGACGACCAGATCCGTGCGAACGCGGACTCGAACTGGAAGCTCGACTCCGACGCCACCACCTTCGTCACCAACCAGCTGCTGCTGCGCCGTGACCTGGACTGGAACTCCAACTTCTTCGCCACCGGCAAGTGGGGCACCGACCTCACTGGCGTGACCGGAACGGTGGGGGCTGGCCAGTTCCTGCAGTGGAGCGACCCGGCGTCAGACCCGATCGTGCAGTTCGCGGACCTGCAGACCAACTTCGTGGAGCAGAGCGGTCGCAAGGCCAACACGATGGTCCTCGGGGCGCGCGCGATCACCCAGCTGAAGAACCACCCGGACATCATCGACCGGATCAAGTACACCCAGCGTGGTGTGGTGACCACCGACCTGCTCGCGTCGCTGTTCGACGTGGAGAAGATCCTGGTCTCCTACGCGACGGTGACCAACGTGGCCGAGATCAACGATGCTCGAGCTCAGGACGCTGCGGCGACCTACCAGTTCATGTCCAACAGCAAGTCGGCGCTGCTCTGCTACACCCCGAGCAGCCCGTCCCTGATGACTCCTGCGGCTGGCTACACCTTCACCTGGAACGGGTACCTGGCTGGCAACAGCTACGGCGTCCGGATGAAGAACTTCCGGATGGAGCCCATCGCTGCGGACCGCATCGAGGGCGAGATGACCTACGACCAGCGGATCGTCGCCAAGGACATGGGCATCTTCCTGGCCAACGCGGTGGCGTAGGCGGTTCTACTCTGATGACGGGTCGTGGGTTTCGGCCCACGACCCGTCTCTGTTAGGAGCACAGATGCCCAGCCAGCTGTACACGAACGATGGGATCACCTTCCTCGCGGCCAAGAACTTCACCTACCGGGGCGAGCCGTACGAGATCGGTGAGGACTTCCCGCAGGAGGAAGCCAACAACATCGAGACCATGGTCCGGGCCCGGTTCGTCATCCCGGTCCTCGAAGAGGACGCGCTCCGGCCCCGGCACTGGCACGGCCACATCCGCACGCGCGAGCAGGCGGAGGAGTACCTGAACCGGACCCGTGTCCAGCTGAAGATGCCCGAGCCGTACGACGAGCACGACGAGCAGGTCGACCTAGATGTCCTCACCCACCCCGAGACGACTCCAGAACCGACGCTGGAGGCTTCAGCCACGTCCGGGGAGGGTGAGGCTGACCTGGAGCCTGAGGACCCCGCAGAGCCCACTTTCGACCCGTCTGACCACACCGTGACCGAGGTGAAGGCCTACCTGGCTGGGAACCCCGGTGACGAAGAGCGTGTTCTGGCCCTCGAAGCAGACGGTCGCAGCCGCAAGGGACTCCTGGAGGAGTGATGGAGAGCGCATTCGGTGTTGACCACGGCGACTACGGCGAGATCGAGAAGTTCGGCTTCGGTGGGCTCGGCAGCGCACTCGGCGGAGCCGCACGTCTGGGGGCCAAGAACGTGGGCCAGCTGGCCAACAAGGTCCCGGCGGGCAAGTTCGGATCTGGTGCTGCCAAGGGTGGCTTGATCAAGGTGGGTCAGGGTCTGAAGAAGACCAGCCAGTTCGCGGCTGCCAAGCCTGGTCTGACCGGTGGCATCGCTGCCGGTGGCGCAGCCGCTGGTCTCGGTGGCGGAGCGGCGATGATGGGGAACCGCAGGAAGCAGTACTGACATGCACTCGGCCTTCGGTGTCGACCATGGGGACCTCGGGGAGGTCTCCAAGGTCAAGATCCCGCTGAAGTTCTTCAACCGCCCGAAGCGGATCATGCGCGGGATGCCGGGCGGGCGAGCACCCTCTGCTGCCCAGAAGGCGAGCGCTGGCCAGGGTCCGCCGAAGCCGTCAGCCCCGGTCAGAGCGGCTGGAGCCCTGCACCGGATCGGTGAGGCAGACATCTCCCTGAAGGGGATCGGCAGCGGCGCGGGCAAGGGCATCAAGGGCGTCGGCGGCTACATGGAGCGGCACCCGGGCATCACCGGCACAGCACTGGTGGGAGGGGGCGGCGCGGCGGGGTACAAGGTCCTGAGCGACAGGGAGCCGAAGAAGAATAGGCCCCGCTGATGGCTGGCACCTACACCTACGACGCACCCGGAGTCACCGACAAGGACACGATCCGGTTCCTGCTCCAGGACACCGACCCGCATGCTGCTGGCGAGTGGCTGATCACCGACGAGGAGATCGCCTACGCCTACGACACCTGGTACCCGCTGTACGGGTCTCACGAGTACGTAGCGGCGGTGCTCGCTGATACGATCGCGGCGCGTTACGCACGCGAGGCGTCCTACTCGGCGGACGGCGTGAGCGTGTCGCTCGGTCAGGTCGGTGACCAGTACCGGGCACTCGCCTCCTCTCTGCGCGAGCAGGACAGGCAGCTCCACGTTGGGGGCTACCCGGACGTTGGTGGGATGACCCCCAACGAGGGGCTGCTGCCTGGCACCAAGCCGTTCTCGTTCGGCAAGGGCATGCACGACGACATCGAGGCGGGACCCCAGGAGTACGGCGGGGTCTACCCACCCGACCAGGAGGTCGGGGTCAACAACGTCCCCGAGTACGAGCGGATCGTGGAGCCATGATCAGCGCGTTCGGTGTGGAGCACACCGTCTCCAAGGCATTCAGCGGCAGCATGGAGCGATCTCTGATGCGAGTGGGTGCTGGTCGTGATCGCAGCATCATGGCCAACAACACCATGTCTGGGAAGTTGAAGCGGCATTACGTGGCAGATCGTCGTGCCGCTGGTAATGCTGGGAAGTACAGCGGCGCTGAGGGTGGAGGCCAGTACCACAAGCAGCGCGCCCAAGCCTTCCTCACTGGGCATGCCAGCCTGAACCGTCAGCGTGGGCGGGTGCTGCCATGATCAGCGCGTTCGGGATCACCCACATCCACAAGGCCGGGAACCTGGTCGAGCACCTGGCCACCTCCGCCAAGCTCGGGAAGGCCGGACGCCTGAAGAGGCTCCAGCAGGCTGGTGCGCTGCACCGAGCCGGTGGCGGGAAGCTGGAGGAGAGCATCACTCGTCCGGTGCTGCCGGGGAAGAAGCGCAAGGCCTACGACGCAGGCTTCCATGGCTAGCCCGATCACCGCGCAGTCGCGCGAGTACGTGCGCGCGCGAGCCACCGCGGTGATGGAGTACACCTGCCAGATCCACCGCAAGGAGATCCCCGAGGGCTACGACGAGGACACCCTGGTCTACACCCCGGAGGGACTGGCCACGCTCATCTACGAGGGGCCCTGCCGGATCTGGGAGGTGGCCAACTCCTCCTCGTTCATCGTGGCCGACGCCGACATCTACCAGATGTCCACGAACCTCTCGATCCCCTGGGACACCCCGGCGATCATCCTGTACCACGACGAGGTGACCATCCTGACCGCTCCCCAGGACTCCCAGATGGTGGGGAAGCGGTACGAGATCCAGACCATCGCCAAGGCCGGGGAGCTGCGCGCCACCCGCCGCTTCGAGGTCACCGGGATCATGTGATGCTGAGTGCCTTCGGAGTCGACCACGGGATCAGCAAGAGCTACACCAAGATGGCTCCGAAGCTGGCCGGTGCGCTGAAGTCTTTCGACCCGGCGAAGAGCACCGATCTGTCCATGAAGCTCCGAAGCCATGCGGGTGTGCACCGGCTGGCTGCCGGTCAGGTCGGACGACAGCAGGGCACCATGTCCCGGGGCTTCCCACGGGCGATGGCCCAGGAGGATGCTCAGCACGCCAAGCTCCTCAACGCTGGAGCCAGCCGGGCGAACAAGCCGCAGAGGTTCCTACCCTGATGGGCGCGGTAGGCCAGGCCGACATCAGCAAGCTGGCGAACGCCCTGAACCAGGCAGCCAAGCAGTCCGGTGTCACCACCCAGCAGGTGCTGATCTCCAGCTCCAACGAGCTGCTGGCCGACATGCAGTCCCGGGTGCCGGTGAAGACCGGGAAGCTGCGGACCTCGCTCGGGATCCAGGTGGAGGGCGACAAGGTCACGATCGGCCCGAACCTGAACATCGCCCCGTACGCGAACTACGTGGAGTTCGGGACCAAGCCGCACGAGATCAGGCCGAAGCCGGGCAACAAGGTCCTGGTCTTCCAGGTGAGCGGCAGACGGGTCTTCACCAGGCTGGTGCACCACCCGGGCACCAAGCCGCAGCCGTACGTACGGCCCGCCTTCGAGGAATGGGTGGACTCCCTTGGGACGATGGCAGCAGAAGCCAACGTGAAAGTGATCAAGGCCAATGCCCCCTAGCTCCATCTCCCGAGGACCGATCAGCAGCCGTCTCCTGGACGAGCTGACGGTCGAGGGCTTCCCGGTGGGGGACAACGCCGCTCCAGGGACTCCGTACGGGTGGCAGGGGGAGCCGAACGCCCCCGGCACCACGTTCACCCCGTGGATGTCCCTGTCGCCTGGTGCAGCCTCCCTGCAGGCCCCTGCGGGACCTCTGGGGAGCAGTCAGGAGGACTGGCGGCTGGCCTACGCGGTGTCCTACGCCGGGATCTCCCGGAAGCAGACCGAGGCGCTGGCGGACCGGATGCGGATGAACCTGACGAACATCGCCAGGGAGTCCATCGACACCCCGACCGGGAAGTGGCGGATCCAGAAGACCACCTGCGTCGCGATCGGGAACACGAACCGGATCGGCTCCGCCTATCCGGACTACTTCACACAGGCAGACTCGTTCGAGGTCTGGGTCACGAAGGGATAGCACATGTCACGACTCATCAGCATCACCAAGGATGGCGAAACCGGCCAGTGCATGCCGTCTGCTCTGCCCACCTGGGAGCGAAACGGCTGGACGCGCGCAGATGATGGAAGTAGCGAAGAGCCACAGGAGGAGACCGAGGCTCCCGCGAAGAAGACGACCACGAGGAAGGCTGACTGATGGCCCGGATCATCCCGAATGAAAACACCTGGATCGGGTTCATCCCCGGCGGCACCGTCACCGGCCAGAAGCCGACTGTCACGCAGATCGCTGGCGCTGTGGACCTGACTGGCTTCTGCATCAGCCTCAACGCATCCTCGCGAGGCAACACGGTGCCCACGCCCGCGTTCGACTCCCTGTTCGAGACCAGCACCCCTGGCACCTCGGCGGCGACCTTCGACGCGGACTTCTACCGAGACGACGAGGACGGCAACGACACCGCCTGGGACACCCTCCCGCGTGGTACCCCGGGCACCTTCGTGATCGCTCGGTTCGGTGGCACCGGTGCCGACAACCTGCCGATCGCTGGCGACATCGTGGAAGTCTGGACGGTCACGGTGACCTCGCGGACGATGGCGAACATGAGCTCCAACACGGTGCTCACGTTCACTGCGTCGTGCTCGGTCAACGTCGAGCCGGATGAGGACTACGCCGTCACGTAGTAGGGATAGCATCGGATCGACTACACCGTCGACCAGGAAGTCCCCGATGCCCACCTCTGCAGCAGCGAAGAATGCCGAAGCGCGCCAGAAGCAGTCCGAGTCCGACAAGCGCGCCACCCTGGATCAGCTGATCAACAAGCCCCGGTCCACGACCGAGTTCTCCCTCTTCCTCTCGGATGGCAACGGCGGCACCACCGAGGTGACGCTGAAGTACCAGGCGATCGGGATGCGCGCGTACGACCGGCTGGTGGCCAAGCACCCACCGAAGTCCGACCAGCGAGCGGAGGGGTCATCGTTCGACATCGACACCTTCGCTCCGGCGCTGATCGCTGCCTGCTCGGTGGACCCCGAGATCAGCCCCACCGAGGCCAAGAAGATCTGGGACTCCGAGGAGTGGTCGCGCGGGGATGTGATGGTCCTCTTCCGGAACGCCGTCGAGCTGAACAACCGGGGCCTCGATGTCCCTTTCAGCGAGACCGACTGAGGAAGGATCGCAACTTCTACCTGGAGATGTCCTACTGCTTCGAGAAGGGCATCCCGCACTCGAAGTACCTGAAGTGGGACACCGAGGACCGGGCGAAGATGATCGCCTTCGCGATCGAGTCCGCGGAGCGGTGCACGATGTGCGGCACCGCTCCCTGGGAGTGGGAGGAGAACAAGTTCGCCTTCACTCCGGTCGATGAGTTCTGCCAGGGCTGCTACCAGAAGTCGGTGTACGGCGACACGCAGGGCTCGTCACTGCCTGGGACCAATGTCAAACTGATCCCGACCACGCCTCAGCTGACCGCTCAGATCGCGCAGAAGGCCATGAAGCGCCGGTCGCTGAGGACGGAGTAGGGATGTGAGCAGCCAGCCGGTCGAGGCCAACGTCGTACTGACATCCGACAACTCTCAGTACAACCAGTCGATGCAGCAGTCCGCCGGGGCCACCAACGCCCTGTCGGCCTCGATCGACTCGCTGAGCGCCAAGATCAGCAGCCTCACCAAGACCGCTGGCAAGAGCCTGATCGGGCTGGGCGCGGGCGATGTCGCGACCATCACCGCGACCACCGCTGCCTTCGCGTCGTACGAG